CCCCAAAAATGACACTTTCTTTCTTGTTTTTAAGGGCGACATGAAAATCAGAGATCGAATCAGAGAACTGCGTCGGGTGCCAGCTTCAGAGCTTCGCCCAAACCCCAAAAACTGGAGGACGCACCCGGAAGCCCAGGCCAACGCTCTGAAGGGCGTGCTGGCCGAGGTTGGCATCGCCGACGCTGTGCTAGCCCGTGAGCTCGACGACGGCTCGCTCATGCTGCTCGACGGCCACCTTCGGGTGGAGACGATGGGCGACCAAATCCTGCCGGTGCTGGTGCTCGACGTGGACGAGGCCGAAGGCGACAAGATCCTCGCCACGCTGGACCCGTTGGCGGCGATGGCAGAATCAGACGCCGCCAAGCTCGATGCCATCCTGCGAGACGTTGACACGGGCTCGCCCGAGTTGCAGGAGATGCTGGCAGGGCTGGCCGACGAGGCCGGGCTGTACCAAGACGAAGCCAAAGAGATCGTCGAGGACGAAATTCCCGAGCCGCCGGCCGATCCGATCACGAAGCCGGGCGACCTGTGGCTGCTTGGCGACCATCGCCTGCTCTGCGGCGACTCGACGAAGGCGGAGGATGTCGAGCGGCTGATGGCTGGGAAAACAGCCGACGCCGTCGTGACTGACCCGCCGTATGGTATCGGGTTTTCCTATGACACGCACGACGACGACCGGGACGCCTGGTTCCAGCTAATGAACAAAATCGTCCCCATGCTTCGGTCGATGGCACGCTTTGTCGTTATGCCATCATGCGGAATAGATCGAATCGGGTGGTGGTACAAGCACCACGAACCAGATTGGATGATGTGCTGGTACAAGGGAAGCCCGGGCCACCTAAGCAAAGTCGGGTTTAACGACTGGGAATCGCATCTTGTTTGGGGACGCCCGCCGAAGCAGATGCACGACTACTGGCAAACGAAGTGCGGGTTCCACGTTGACGGACACCCATGCCCAAAGCCTGTCGAGTATTCGGCCTGGCTTGTGGAGCGCGCCGCCGAACGGGACGGATTGATCTACGAGCCCTTCTGCGGCTCCGGCACCACCCTGATCGCCGCCGAGCAACTGGGCCGCAAGTGCTACGGGATGGAGATCAGCCCGCAGTATTGCGACGTGATCGTCAAGCGGTGGGAGACGCTGACGGGCAAGAAGGCCACACTCGACAAGCCCGCCAAGAAGCCCAAGGCTAAATAACGCATGGCGGACGATCGCCTCAAGAAGGCTGCCGAGGCTGAGAAAAAGCTGAAGGAGCAGCTGCGGGACGTTCGTGCTATCAAAAAGCGTTTGAGCGGTGACCGGGATGCCTACGAGGCTCACCGGGACCGCATGACCGAGCGGTCAACCCGCATCTCTGAAGCTGGCCGGGAGATCGGCGAGCTGCCCGAGGTAGCAGACGCCAAGCGACGCAAGGCAGGGCAAAAGAGCTTTCGCACGTTCTGTGAGACGTACCTGCACGAAGCATGCTGCTTGGCCTGGTCGCCCGACCATCTGCGAGCGATTGAGAAGATCGAGCGAGCGGTGCTGAAGGGTGAGTTGTTCAGCTTTGCCATGCCTCGGGGCAGCGGCAAGAGCACGCTGGTGGAAGCTGCTGCGCTGTGGTCGATGCTCTACGGGCATCGTGAGTTCATCATGATCGTCGGGGCTGACCAGACGATCGCCGGTGCGATGCTCGACAGCCTGAAGGCCCAGTTGGAAAACAATGAGCTGCTGCTCGCCGACTTTCCCGAGGCTTGCTTCCCGGTCGCCCGGCTCGACCGCATCAGCCAGCGAGCCAAGGGTCAGACGTACAAGGGCAAGCCAACGCACATCGAGTGGACGGCTGACCAGATTACGCTGCCGTGGATACCGGGTGCCGCTTCGGCTGGTGCTGCCGTGCGGGTGGCTGGCATCACGGGCCGCATCCGAGGCATCAAGCACACCAGGCCGGACGGCAAGACGATCCGGCCGAGCCTTGTGCTAATCGACGACCCACAGACAGACGAAGCTGCGAACAGCCCGTCGCAGGTGGCTACTCGCGAGCGGATTCTCTCCGGTGCCATACTCGGCCTCGGTGGCCCGGGCGTGAAAATGTCTGGCCTCTGCACCATCACTGTCATTCGTCCCGATGACCTGGCTGACCGTTTGCTTGATCGCAACCGTCACCCCGAGTGGCAGGGCGAGAAGTCAAAACTCGTCTATGAGTGGCCCAAGGCTGATGAACTCTGGGGGCAGTACGCAGAACTGCGACGACAAGGCCAGCGTGACGGTGTTGGCACGGGTGAGGCCGACAAGTTCTACCAGCAGAACCGAAAGAAGATGGACGACGGCAGCCGGGTGGCGTGGCCGGAACGTGTCAACGAGGATGAACTGTCTGCCATTCAGCACGCCTGGAACCTTCGCATCGACCGTGGTGAGTCTGCCTTTTTCGCTGAGTACCAGAACGAGCCGCAGGCAGACGACATCGCCAGCGACAAACTCGACCGGAAGTCTCTGGCGACTCGGGCCATGCCGCTCAAGCGTGGCGAACTGCCAGCCGGCCACAACACGCTGACGGCGTTCATCGACGTGCAAGATCGGTTGCTCTATTGGCTCGTGGCGTCGTGGGGTGAGTCGTTTGGCGGTCACGTCGTCGCCTATGGCACCGAGCCAGACCAAGCGGCGAGCATCTTTGAAGCGTCAAGCGTCAAGAGGACGCTCGCACTTGCGGCAGACGGTGCAGGCTTTGAGGCGGCGTTATACGCAGGTCTTGAGCGATGCACAGAGTTCTTGCTTGGGCGTGATTGGCGACGGGAAGACGGTGCAGACATGCGAATCGGTCAGGTGCTCATCGACGCCAACTGGGGGCAGTCAACGCAGGTGGTGCGAACCTTCGCCAAGCGGTCGCCGTTTGCGTCGATCACGCTACCGAGCCACGGGCGGTTTGTGGGTGCATCGAGCCAACCTCTGACAGAGAAGACACGGCACAGAGGCGACAGGCTCGGGCTGAATTGGCGTGTTGCCAAATTGGGCGACACGTCGCAGCGTTCTGCGCTCTACGACACGAACTACTGGAAAAGCTTTTGTGCGGCTCGCTTGCGGATGCACGTTGGCGACCCGGAAGCCATCACGCTGCACGCGGGGAACCATGACCTGCTGATTGAGCATCTCACGGCTGAATACCCTGTACGGACAGAGGCACGAGGCAGAACGGTCGACGAGTGGAAAAAGGCGGGGCGAGATAATCACTGGTTTGACTGTTTGGTTGGTGCAGCGGTGGCGGCAAGCATCACGGGGCTACAACCAACGGCAAGCGAGACGGGCGGCAGACGCCGCAAGAAGGTGGAGATACCAGCGGGCAAAGACGGGAAGCGAGTCATCAGGGTCAGGAGGCTCGGCGAATGAGCGGGAACCTGATCTGCATCACGGGCCTGATCTACCTCTACGTCTCTGCCGAGCAGTTCTGGCGTGGCAACGTGGGGCTTGGCATCGCCTACGCTGGCTATGCTGCCGCCAACGTCGGGCTCTACATGGTGGCGACACGCTAACAACCGTCCACACCCCCTGCGGGAAAGCCTGCCTCTTTTCGTAGTTTTCGCCTATGAGCGATGAACTACGCACGAAGATCGACACCACGGCACAGAACCCCAAGCGGGTTCGCACAGATGCCGGCGAGGTCGAGAGTCAAAACCTCAAAGACATGATTGAGGCCGACAAGTATTTGTCGGGCAAGGACGCTGTGACCAGCAGCAGCAACCGCAAGAACCGTGGGCTGCGTTTCAACAAGCTGATCCCACCCGGGAGTCTGTAGTGGGCTTGTTTTCCATTTTCCAAAAATCGAAGCCGTCGGCGGTTGTGCCGGTTCGTGCGAAGTACGACGCCGCTGAGGCTGGCGAAGATCGTCGCCACTGGGCAAACGCCGACGCGATGTCGGCCGATGCGGCACAGTCGCCGGTCGTGCGTCGTCAGATCCGCAATCGAGCACGCTACGAGCGAAATAACAACAGCTACCTGGCCGGCATCTCGGCAACGCTTGCTAGCGACTTGATTGGCACGGGGCCACGTTTGCAGCTGCAAACCGGGGCAGACGATGCTGACCGTGATGTCGAGAAAGCCTTCTACGATTGGACGTGGCGAGTCAACCTGCCCGCCAAGCTCCGCACCATGCGGGAGGCACTCATCACCGACGGCGAAGCCTTTGCGTTGATGATTTCCAACCCACGACTGCGTGGTGGCGTGCAGCTGGACGTCCGGCTCATCGAGGCAGAGATGATTGCCACGCCGACTGAGTTGATGGCGCAAAGCGTCAACATCGACGGCAACACGGTCGACGGGCTTGAGTTCGACCGGCACGGCAACGTCGTCGCCTATCAGGTGCTCAAGTACCACCCGGGCAGCAACTACCGCATAAACAACCTGGAATTTCAGCGGGTGTCTGCCAATCAGATCGTTCACTGGTTTCGGCCAAACCGGGCCGGCCAGCATCGCGGCGTTGCTGAGGTGGCACCTGCTCTGCGTCTGTTCGGGCAGCTGCGACGATACACCGAGGCGGTCTGTGCAGCTGCGGAAACGGCTGCCGACTTCGCCGGTTTTCTTCGGACAAACAGCCCGGCGGCAGAGATCGACGAAGTTGACGCATTCGCCGAAATGGAGATCCAGAAGCGGGCGATGGTGACGCTGCCTGACGGCTGGACGTTTGAGCAGCTGCGGGCCGAGCAACCGACGTCGACCTATGCGATGTTCAAGCGTGAGATCGTCAACGAGATGGCACGCTGCCTACAGATCCCCTACAACGTCGCCGCTCTGGACTCGTCGAGTTACAACTACGCCTCGGGCCGCATGGATCACCAAGTCTATGCCGGCACCATTCGCGTCTATCGTGACGAGCTAGAGCGTGTGTTTCTCGACCGTCTCTTTGAGGCGTGGGCCAATGAAGCCAGCCTCAGTGGCATCATCGAGCAGTCGGCCCCGCCTTTTGCCGAATGGAACTGGTCTTGGCAGTGGGACGGCAAAGAGCACGTTGACCCGGCGAAGGAAGCCAATGCCGCACAGACGCGGCTGATGACGCACACGACGACGCTGGCCGCTGAATATGCCAAGCAAGGCAAGCAGTGGGACGTTGAGCTGAAGCAGCGGGCCGCCGAGGTGGCGATGATGAAAGAGCTTGGGCTCTTCATCGACATGCTTCCCGACGGCAACTACCCCGGTGCAGTGCCGCCAGAAGAAGCGGTGGAGGATGCCGAGGAGGCACAAGCCAGCGAGCCCGTGACTGCCGCCAAAGGCTTCGTGCCGCCCAAGGGGGCGCAGGCTGAAGCAGCAAAGGGACTGCGGTGGCGGGAGAAGTTTAGCCGTGGTGGCACTGCCGTCGGCGTTGCTCGCGCTCGTGACATCTCTAACGGCAAGGCACTCAGCCTGGACACCATCGGGCGAATGGTGAGCTATTTCGCCCGGCACGAGGTGGACAAGCAAGGTGAGGGCTGGTCGCCCGGGCAGAAAGGCTTCCCGTCCGCAGGCAGAGTGGCCTGGGCTTTATTGGGTGGCTCCGCTGGCCGGCGGTGGGCTGAGAGCGTTTACAAGCGAGAAAAAAAAGACTGATGGCGTGGCTCGACTACGGCGAGGCCGAAGCACCAGAAGACCTGATTGAGTGGGAGACATTATGAGCAAAGAACAACTGCAACTTTCCGCTGACGTGCAATTCGCCGCTGCTGCGGACGACGGTGGCGACGTGCAACGCCGCACCTTTGTCATCGAGGCATACACCGGCAGTGAGATCCGGCAGGGCTGGAGTCGCGAGTCTGTCGTGATTGACCTGGCCGGCATGAAGTTCAAACAGAAAACGCCAATCGTGCTCGGTCACGATTACGGGCTCGGCTCAGTGCTGGGCCAGACATCAAGCGTGCGGGTGGAAGCCGGCAGGCTGATCGTCGAGGGCGAGATCATGGCAAACACCGAAGCGGCTAAGCAGGTCGTGCAGCTGGCAGAGGCCGGCTATCAGTGGCAGGCAAGCGTCGGGGCTGACGTTCGTCGCCAGCAAAAGGTGCAAGCCGAAAGCGTCGTACAAGCCAACGAGCGGAGCTATCAAGGCCCGCTGCGGATGGTTCGGGCCTCCAGTCTTCGGGAGGTTTCTTTTGTTGTCCTCGGTGCTGACTCGGAGACCAGCATCGCCATCGCGGCCGAAGAGGTCGACGAGGAGGTTCTCATGGCGGAAGACGCCACCAACCTGCCCACGGAAGAGGTCGTCACGACCACGACTGTGGAAGCTGCGGCGGAGGTCGCCGTGGAAGAGCCCACCAATGTCCAGGCAGAAGCCGACAACAGCCAGATCATTGAGCTGATTGCCAAGGTCGAAGCCGCCAACGAGAAAGTAGAAAAGATGGAAAAACTGCTTGCAACTCGTGACGAACGGCCACAGGCACCTTCAGTGCATGTTGTCGAAAACGAGGTCAACAACAAGGTTATCGAGGCGAGCTTTGCCCTTCAGGGTGGCCTGCCAAACATCGAGAAGAAGTACGACGCCCAGACTCTTGAGGCTGCCGACAAGGCACGTCGACACCTGAGCCTCGGCGAAGTCATCCTCGCTGCGGCCGAGCAGAACGGCTACCAGGGGCCAAAGCGTCTGACTGCCAGCACGCTTCGCCCGATCATGCAAGCCGCTTGGGCCACGCATGACATCAGCGGGATTCTGTCCGCTACGGTCAACAAGTTCCTGCTTGCTGGCTTTGATTCCGTCGAGCAGTCTTGGCGGCAGATTTCAGCTGTTCGCAGCGTCAACGACTTCAAGACGCTGACCAGCTACCGGCTCAACGGTGGCATGAAGTTCCAGAAGGTTGCCCCCGGTGGCGAACTTCAGAACGCCGACGCCAGCGATGAAAGCCGCACGATCTCGGCTGACACCTACGGCATCATGACCTCGGTGACTCGCACCGATCTCATCAACGATGACCTGGGGGCCTTGACTGCCGTGCCGCAACGGATCGGTCGTGGCGGTGCTCTGAAGCTCAACGACATCTTCTGGGCTGAGTTCCAAGATGATTCGAGCTTCTTCACCACTGCCCGTGGCAACAAGAAGACCTCAGCAGGTGCGCTGTCAATCAGCAACCTGAAGGCTATCGCCACGCTGTTCCGCAAGCTGACCGATCCTGATGGCAACCCAGTTGCCACCACGCCTCGGATTCTGCTTGTGCCTGCTGACCTTGAGCTTGACGCTGCTGAGATCATGGGCTCGTCCCTGATCCAGAGCGGCAACACCAACGGCCAGCCTGCTCGGAACATCCTCGCTGGACGGTATGAAGTTGTTGCTTCGACGTACCTGTCGAACGCCGACGACTACTACCTCCTCGCCTCACCGGCTGACCTGCCAGTGATGGAGGTTGCGTTCCTCAATGGGGTTCAGTCGCCCGTCGTCGAAACCGCCGACGCCGACTTCAACACCCTTGGTGTCAAGATGCGTGGTTACTTCGACTTTGGCGTTGCCAAGGCCGAGTACCTCGCAGGTGTCAAGGCCGACCGGTCTTGATCTGAAACGTAGCCGGCGGGGTTGGCTGAACGGTCAGCCCCGCCGGACTTACGAAACAACTGTTTCTTTTACCTTTGCAAAAGGAAAACCAAAATGGCTTCCACAAATTCTTATGGCAGCTACATCGACTACACCCCCGGCTCGGCCGTGGCTGTTGGCGACGTGGTTGTTCTCGGCAGCGTTGTCGCTGTTGCTCCTCGTCCGATTGCTGCCAACGAGCTTGGCAGCGTTGCTGTTGAGGGCGTGTTCTCAGTTGCCAAGCAGACCGGAGCGAGCACCGCTGTCGGCCAGGGCGACATCGTCTACTGGGACGGCTCGCAGGCTGTCACGGGTTCAGCAGGCAACACGGCTATGGGTTTTGCCACCGAGGCGGCAGCTGACGGCGACGCCACGGTCAAGGTCAAGCTCGTCCCGCTTGCCTAGTTTTCAAAGCATCGACCGCTGGCGGCCACCGTGCCGCCGGCGGTTAGGTGTACCTGGAGGGTGCCGTGCCTGATTTGCTCCGAGATGGTTCTGACTGGCTGACCGACCAACTCAAGGCGAGTGCGTCGACGTCGGTGACGTATGTGCGAGGAGCAAGCACAGCAACCATTCAGGCGACGATTGGCCGCTCGGTGTTTGAGGCCCAGCACGAGGGCGGCGTGATTGAGCAATTTGAAAGCCGAGATTTTGTCGTAAAGGCGAGCGACCTCCCCTACGGGGAACCGCAACGGGGTGACAAAATACGCGAGACCAGCGGCGGCACCACCTATGTCTACGAGGTGGCAACGCCACGCGGCGTCCCGCTGTTCCACTATGCCGACGCATTCCAGACGGCAGCCAAAATTCATACCAAGAGAATCCAAACCATCTAGGGACGCAGATGCCTTTTTTTGCATTACCGACAGGTGGAGCGTCCCCGGTTATCGCCGGCAACGGTGCGCCGGCTAGTTCTCTTGGCAACATTGGCGACCTGTACATTGACACCGCCAACGCTTACCTCTACGGGCCAAAGGAGTTGGCTGGCTGGGGAACGCCGATTGACTTGAGCCAAGGGCCAACCGGGCCAAGCGTGACGGGGCCAACTGGTGCAACAGGGCCAACAGGGCCGGAATTTTCCGGCAACTTGACCGTCACCGGCAACCTGACGCTGAACGCCAACACGGGCGGAGTCACGATCAACGGCGGCACCGCAGGCAGTGCCAGCCTAACGCTCAACTGCGAACAGAACACGCACGGCGTGACGATTCAAGGCCCGCCGCACTCGGCAGGGGCAACCTACACACTGACCCTGCCAACGTCTGACGGTGCGGCCAATCAGGTTCTCGCAACCGATGGTAACGGCTCGCTCTCGTGGGCAGATCAGTCAGCCGGTGGCGGCGGCATCACTTGGGCGACTGAGCCAACTGACAGCAACTCAACAGGCACCGCCGGTCAGATTGCCTACGGCAGTGGCTTTTTCTACTTGCACGACGGCACAGAATGGCGAAGGGCCGCGTTGTCGACGTTTGGCGTGTCAACGCCGACGATCACGATCACGACACAACCGCAAGACCTGACCCTTGCCGATGGCGGCAGCGGCAGTTTCACTGTCGGTGCCACCGTCAGCGACGGTTCAACGCCGACCTACCAATGGCAAAACAGCGACGACAGCGGGGCGACCTGGGACACGCTCACAGGCTCGACAGGCACGACTTACTCGCTTTCTGGCGTCGCGACGCTCGACAACGGCACGCAGTACCGGGCAATCGTCTCGGCATCTGGTGCGTCTGATGTGACGAGTAACGTGGCGACGCTAACAGTGACGGCAGCAGCGGCGACGTATGACCTGTTCGCCGAGAATGGCGATCGGCTAATGACCGAGGCAGGCGACTCGCTTGACCATGACGGCACGGGCGGCGGGGTCAGTGGCACTGCGTGGACGCAGGTTGGTGCAGACATCGACGGCGAAGCGGCTGGCGACTACAGCGGGCGCTCCGTCGCCTTGAGCAGCGACGGCAGCCGGATTGCGATTGGTGCGTATGGAAACGACGGCGCAGGCGGCGAAGCCGGTCATGTCCGCGTGTACGATCTTATTGGTTCCACTTGGACGCAGGTTGGCTCAGACATCGACGGCGAAGCGTCTGGCGACAATAGCGGGTACTCAGTCGCAATGAGCAGCGACGGCAGTAGGGTAGTTATTGGGGCAACAGGCAACGACGGTGCAGGCGGCGCAGCCGGTCATGTCCGCGTGTACAATCTAGTTGGTTCAACATGGACGCAGGTTGGTGCAGACATCGACGGCGAAGCGGCTGGTGACTACAGCGGGCGCTCCGTCGCCTTGAGCAGCGATGGCAGCCGGGTTGCGATTGGTGCGTATGGAAACGACGGTGCAGGCGGCGAAGCCGGTCATGTCCGCGTTTACGAGTGGGCC